CGCTCAGCAGTCCCACCTTTCGACGTTTGCGGGCAGCGCTGGGCAGGGGTGTTCTGACAGAGACTGCCAGCGCTGCCCAGGCAGCCCAGCGGATACGGCAAGCAACTCAGCAAGCACTGCGGACATTGAGCAGGGAGCTATACCAGCTGTCAAAGCAATATGGCAGTGTGGATGAAGCCATGTCAGTGCTGCTGAAGAAGCGGCTGGTGTCAGCCGGGGTGAAGCCAGCAGAAGCCTGGAAGCGGGTATTTAGCAACCTGTATGGTGAAGCTGAAGCTGATGAAGTGCTTAGCCTGATGCAGCGGTATGACATCCCTGCCCAGGGATACCCCACAGTGGAAGCGGTCAAGGGCATTGACCTGGCACTGACCCAACGTGGTGACCTCCCCGGCCTTGCCACCACGCTGCCAGGTTTTGCACCGGACTATCACCGGGCATTCTTAAAAACAGTGATGGAAGACGGCATCAGAAAGACGTTGCTGGCTGACCGGCGCATTGCAGAAGCGGCTGGGGCTGGCGTGGACGTGGCAGAAGAGCTGGGGCTTGCTGACCGGTTACCGGCTGGCTTCAAGCTGGCTGCTGAGCAGATAGAAGCGCTGAAGAAAACCGCTGCCGTAGACCCAGCAGCTGCCAGGGTAGACACTGAAGCGGTGCCCCTGACTCTGGAAGTAGGCCCGCGCTACCGAGTCTATGACACGGTTGCCAGTCAGGCAGAACGTGCGCTGGCAGAGTCTGGTGAGCAGTTTGCAGCGTTTATTGAATCGGTGCCCGTCAGACAACGGGGCAGCGTTCAGGACATGGCAAGAAGCACGCTTGACTTCCTGCTGGCAACAGGCAGAAGGAATGCTGTGCAGCGGCTGAAGTACGGCTATATCGTGCCCAATGTGCCATACCTGACGGGCAGGCTGATTGAAGCCCCCATCATCAGCCTTGCCACCATCGGTGCTGCTGACACTGCCAGGGCAGCTGCCCAGCTGGTCAAGCGCAGGGTGTCAGGGGGTGGGGTCACCACCCCCAGTGGGGTCAGGTATACCCCTGAGCAGATTGCAGACCTGATTGAGCAGTATCCCCTGGGCTTGTCACGGGTAGAGACAGAACGGGTGGGCAGCCTTGCTGGTGACCTGCTCAGGGATGCAAAGCGGGCAGCAGCCACCCCGGCTGGCAGAGCTGCTGGCTTTGTCGTCGAATATGCCAACCCGGTAGAACGCGGGTTCTATCAACGGGCAGCTGAAGCGCTGGAACTGAACTACCGGCAAGCCGTCTTTGAAGCCCGGCTGGCAGCTGGTGATGAACCCCTGATGGCTGCCCGAAAAGCCCGTGCCAGTCAGTTTGACTATGATGAAGTGCCCCGACCCATCAAGGACATTGTGGGGCGCTACTTTGCCACAGCAAGCCACTATTACAAGCTGATGGCAGAGCTGGGCAGACTCATCAAGGACAATCCCCAGGCAGCCACAGCAGCGCTGAAGACCCAGCGAGAACGCGCCAGAGCACAGGACCCCTTCAACCTGCATGGTGATAAGGGGCTGAAGAGCCTGGGGATTGTAGACCTGGGGGAAGATGGCAGCTTCTATGGTCCTGGGGTGCCCTTCCTGGCACCGATTGAACGCACCCTGGCAGCCATGCGTGGTGCAGACATCGCTGTAAGGGGGTTGCGTGAATCGATAGCAGCAGCCCGTTCAGGTGACCTGGTGGCAGCAGCAGACCAGGTGGTCAGTGGTGGTGCTCCACTGGTGCGCACCCTGGCAGATGAAGCCATCCCTGCTGTGGTGGATGTCTATGACGCGTTCCAGGGTGGGCAGCCGTATGAAACGCAGGGGCTGACAGGTGGGCAGCCGGTCAGTGATGAGAAGATGTTCTGGGCAATGGCACTTGCTGCACACCATGCAGACCCCACCAGACAGCAGGGGGAATGGGATACCTTCCTGCGCTTTGCAGACCCCAGGCAAATCGACCCACCCCCTGAAGCTGCACACCCCACCATTGCCGGTGCCTGGAACCGCCAGCCCCCAGCTGGCACCCCACACCTGTTCTGGGGCAGGGATGAAGCCGGATTGCCGGTCTACTATGTGTTTGAACCGTCTGAAGCTGGGCTGAAGAACATCCAGATAGCCAGGGCACTGACCCCAGACCGGCTGGAGCAGGTGTTTCCACTGGCAGCGATTGCAGAAGGAAAAATCAGGGGCACAGAAGACGGCAAGCTGGTGGTCAGCCCCCTGTTGCCCACCACGCTTGCTGGGGCAGCAGCAACGGCAATCTTAGAACCGACTGCCATACCGAGCACAGAACGTGGTATCAGTGAACAGATAGAAGCCATCAGGCGTATCAGTGAAAGCCAGTCAGACTGAAGAGGATTCACACCATGGCCACACGGATAACAAACTTCCTGCATGACAGCGTGGTGACTGGTGCCCAGGTGCTGGGCACCAGCTTTGACACTGCTGATGTCCACCAGCATGACCTGCAAGCAGACCTGCCCGATTTTCAGAAGAACAAACGAAACTATCGCGGCATTGTGGAAGGGCTGCACATCAAGCTGACCAGCGCTGGCACCCCCACAAAGGTCACCATCAGAATCTGTGCTGATGCAGCCGGTGATGAAGTGCTGGTGCCTGACACTGAAGCCACCCTGGTTGCTGGCATCACCACGCCAGCCACAAAGTCAGCGGCCTACTCCATTCAGCTGCCCCTGTTCCAGCTGCTGAGCGGTCCTGGCAATGGTGACTTGTATGTGTTTGCAAAGCTGGATGCAGGAACAGCCACCATGGCACAGACAGTCCTGACCTGGCGGGAGTAGTCATGCCCGTTGTCCCATGCTTTGACCCCACCACTGGTGCCAGTGGTGGTGCCCCCCCAGCCGCTTCTGCCAGTCTGTGGAACCTGACCACCACGGCCATAGACCTGACGGATGGGTCATGGACACTGTATGACCCTGACAGCCTGATTGACACGGTCAGCCATGCAGCCGGGTTGAATACAGTCACCTGGAATGCCCTTGCTGCTGGGTCAGCCGATTACAACTGGTCTGCTGGCACCACACACCGGGCACCCCGATGGTCAAAGCTGCTTCAGATTGACGGCAACCAGGTGACCCAGCTGAATACGCTGCTATTCACCACACGGGTTGAAGTAGACACCACGGTCAATGATTTTGACCAGCAGCTGGTGGTGGGTGTAGCGCTTGACCCCAGCAGCACCACGGCAACCACGATTGATGGCACTGGTGCCAAGTTTGACAAGACCACTGGTGGTGGTCCTGGCTATGGCACATGGCAGGTCAACAGTGGAACCACGTCAACAAACAACAATAACGAATACAGTGTCTGCACTGTGCTCCGCAGCAGCAACAGCCTGGGGGCTGGGGCATATGTCAACATTGACTCATCTGACGTGGCAGTGACCAGCAACAGCAGAAACAGCAACCAGAATGCTGCTGGGGTGGGCACCGTCAATGTGCATATCCTGGTGGGGGTAGGCCCCAGACTGTCAACGGGCACCATCACTGCTGGTGACCAGCAAGCATTCAAAGCGTCTTTCACAGCTGCCACAATCGGGGTGTCTTGATGCCAGCCGTCAATATTGACTTTGAACAGGTCACTGAATGCACCCTGGATGCAGCTGACACTGATGGTGCCCTGGTGGCAGCTGACGTGGTGGTCATCCCTGTGGCAATCCCGGTCACTGCTGTGGCTGACTGGCTGGCACTGTATGACCCCAGCTCTGGCACCAGCCCAGCTGCTGCCGATGGCAGGGTGATTGCACGGGCTGTGCTGGATGCTCTGAGCCGCTGGAATACGGAGTAACAATGACCCTTGCAGAAGCAGCCCCGTTCCTGACTGGTCCTGCAAGCGCGCTTTTTGTGGCCATGCTGGGCTTCTTTGCTCTGTACCAGACGTTCAATAGAACCCTGGTGCCCCTGCTGTCTGGTGCCATTGACAGGCACCTTCAGCAGATTGATGACCTGGCACAACGTCATAGTCAGGAGCATCAGCAGATTGTGACCCAGCTCCAGCAGTGCAACCACCAGCTTGACCAGCTGGTCACTGATGTCAGAATCAGAAACGCTGCAAAGCACAGCCAGGTGCAGTGATGCCCGTCAGACGAATCAAAAAGGGTGAAGCTGGCTACGGTCGGAAGAAGTTTGTGGCAACGGGCACCCACCAGGGCAAGAAGTTCACAGTGCGTTTTGGTGACCCAGACATGGACATCAAACGAGACAACCCAGAGCGCAGGAAAAACTTCAGGGCAAGGCACAACTGTGCCAACCCAGGACCACCCAACAAAGCGCGCTACTGGTCATGCAAGCTGTGGAGCAACACCCCTGTCAGCAAGCTGGTGAAGTGATGGCTGAAGATGCCTGCACAAAGAAGGTCAAGCGTCAATACAAGGTGTGGCCGTCTGCCAGGGCATCACAAGCTGTTGCCAAGTGCAGGAAGAAGAAGGGGCAGGTGCGCAAGGGCAAGGCCGGGCAGAGTCTAAGACGCTGGGCAAGGGAGAAGTGGGTGGACAAAGCGACTGGCAAGCCATGCGGGCACAGTGGGGATGCAAGGAAGCAGTATTGCAGACCGTCAAGGGTGGTCAGCAAGAAGACGACCCCCAGCACCAGACCGTCAAAGAAGCAGGTGCAAGAAGCGCTCTTTAAGAAACGAGCGGGCAAGCGAGCACCGGCAAGAAAGACCCCCAGGAGGTAAACCGTGAAGTCTGAAGTGCCTGTATCTCGAATCGTCAAACTGCTGGCTAAGGTCCTGCGCTACAGCAAGGGTGGGCTGACACCGGCTGAACGTCAAGAGCTGGTCATTGACCTGCTGGTGCTGGTGGGAGACGTGGCAGATGATGTCACTGACCGCTGACAAGGTGCTGGCCAGCATCAAGGGTGCTGGCTTTGTCACGTTTGAAGCTGAAACGCCCTATGACCTGAACATCTTTGGGGTCAGAAGCGCTGACAGCACCCCCAATGTCTTCAATGACGTGGTTGGGATTGTCTATCGGTGTGATGCCCTGCACTGGCATTGTGAAACCTGGGCAGCCACCACAGACCCTGGCACCTATTGGCTGGAGCACCCCGGCAACGTCAATGGCACTGCCATTCTGGTGCCCGGTCAGTATCGGGGTGTCTATGCCATCGATAAGCATAAGGGCGAATATGACACCTTGTGTCAGCGTAATGGCACCGTCAAGGTGTGGCGCGACAACGACAAAGACGGGCAGCTGGATGAAGGGGGCACCGTCTATGAAGGCATGTTCGGCATCAACATCCACCATGCCACCAGCTCTGGCACCAGCAGCCAGGTCAACAAGTGGTCAGCAGGCTGCCAGGTGATTGCCGGATACCACGATTGGCAGAATATGATGTTTCTGGCCAGAAAACAGCAAGAATACCATCCTACCTGGAAGAGCTATACTTACACGCTGTTGACTGAAGACCAGCTGGTCAAGTAAAGAAGAAGGGCACCCCGTCTGGGGTGCCCTCTATACATCCGTATAGGCGACATACGGCTCTTCCCGTCTTCCACTGCTGGAGGTCAGGGGAGACGGCTATGGATGCTTACAACCATTCTCCGCATTCATAGCCTATCGGCTCATCAGACATGCCAGCGCTGGCCAGCGCTGAAGCATGGTCACCATCCATGGCACAGTCTTCTTCTTCATCTTCTTCACAGAAGGTTCCATCAATGGCTTCTTCCAGGGCAGCCAGCAAGGCCGGTGCTGAGTAGTCCACCACGTCAATCTCCAGCACATCCAGCAGGTCATAGACCTTGTCCCGGTGCTCATCTGTCAGGGCATAGCGCAAGTGGGCAAGCGCTCTGCCATACTCTTCTTCTTCAACAGCCTGCATGACATCCTGGTCACTGCGGAGCTGGGCAAGTGCTTCTGCTCTGGTCATCAGCTCAACTCCTCGATTTCTCCAGCATCCAGCGCTGCCAGAAACTTGTCACGCTTCTTGATGCTCCAGCGACGTGGAACGCCCCACTGCTTGACCGTAGCCAGCTTCACCACGTCTTCCAGGCTGACCATGCGCTTGACCAGCTCAGCACACCAGTTGACATAGTGGTCAGGCTCCACAATCGCTTCAGCATGCAGCACCTTCCGCTTCTTCAGCTTCTGTGCCACTTCATCAGCTGTGGCATATTCGCTGCCCCCATAGCCAGCTGCTGCCAGCGCTCTGCCGATTGCCGATGTTTCACAGTTTTCCAGCGCTGCATTCTGATTGATGCCCCGACTGGTGCGCACTTCTTCAGCCCAGCCCGTTGCAATCACATCACCAGTGGGGTGAAGAATCTCTGCCCGCATGACAACCACCTGGTCAGAACACTGCACCAGGTGGGTGATGATCCCCCAGCCTTCATCGATCGGGCACTTTGCCCTGAAGTCATTGACCCGCTTTGCAACGGTCAAATAAGTCTTGCCATGAATGGATACGGTTCCTTGTGACATGGTGTGGTGCTCCTATGGTGTGGTGGTCTTAGCTACTTCTGCCCAGGCTGCTTCTGCCCTGGCAGCTGCTGCTGCTGCTGCGTCTGCTTTCCATTCGGCAGCAGCTGCTGCTTTCCTTGCAGCAGCTGCTGCTGCGTCAGCTGCTTCTGCTGCTTTCCATGCTGCTGACGCAGCTGCGTCAGCAGCGTCAGCAGCTGCCCTGGCGTCTTCTGCCCTGGCGTCTTCTGCCCTGGCTTCAGCCCAGGCTGTTGCTTCAGGTGACATGGTGTGGTGCTCCTATGGTGTGGTGGTCTTAGCTGCTGCTTCTGCCCTGGCTGCTGCTTCTTGCCATGCTGCCCAGGCTGCTACGTTAGCTGCGTCAGCTGCGTCAGCTGCTTCAGCTGCTGCATAGACGGCTTTTTCAGCAGCGTCAGCACAGCCAGCTGTTGTTGCTAAAATCGTAAACCTGTCTTTTGCTTTTTGCCATGCTGCCCAGGCTGCTGCTGCTGCTTCAGCTGCTTCAGCTGCTGTGTAAGCAGCAGCTGCTGCTTCTTGCCATGCTTTCTTCTGCTCTTCAGGTGACATGGTGTGGTGCTCCTATGTTGCTTCAAAGATTAGAAGCATATCGCGGTGAATATCCCCCACTTGCACCCAGTATGCAGGGTGCTGGTCTTGATCGATAAACTCAGGATGGCTGACAAACCCGGTCAGTGTATTCCACACCAGGTGCTGCCCCTGCTTTGAGTCAATGTAGGCCGTGGTGACCCCACCCCGGCTGGCAATGTCCTGCACTTTGACCAGGACCACCAGCAGCTGCTGCCCCACTTCCTTGACGGGCTGTCTGTGCTCGTCTGGAAGCAGGTCAAGGGTCTGCAACCACTTCGCCACATCTGGCAGCCCCTTGATGGCTTCTGGCTTCACCAGCTGCTTCTGTGGTGTCAGGTGATACAGCCCCCCTGCTTCAAGCTTTGACAGCACTGACTGCCAAACTTCCATGGTTGCCATCATCGTTTCACCCCCAGCAGGTCAATCAGTGCAGGTGCCACAATGCCCACAGCTGCAAGGTGCCAGAACAAGGGCACATCCAGCCAAAGCAGAAGCAGGAAGATGAAGGCACAGAATGCCAGGAAGTGGGTGGGTGTCATGTGGTCACCATCCATTCAGTATCGGTATCGAGGTCGCGAACAGACAGGCTGCCCTGGTCATCTTCCACCAGCACAAAGCGGTCAAAGTCACGGTCATGGTTTGGCAGGAAGTCACTGGTGATTGAAGACCACACCTTGACTTCTTCTGACATGTCGTGGCTGTAGAACGCCAGCTTGCCGTCTGCACTGCACCCCAGTGGGGTCAGCCCTTCAAACGTCTGCACACTCCAGTTGGCAAAGCAGTATGTCCTGCCCTGCTGGGCAGCCATCAGCAGTGTGTTCAGAACGTGTGGCCGTTCATTGACGTGGTTATTGCGCTGGATGCTGGCAACATCCAGCTGAATGGTGATGGTGTTGTCAAGGGGTGGGGTCTTGACGGGGCACCAGTGGGCTTCAGTGGTGTCAGTGGACAACATCATAGCAAACAGGCTGAAGCTGGCAGTGCCCCAGGCAGGGTGCCCTTCAACACCCCCCAGCCCCTTTTCAGTCTTGACGAGCGCAGGATACCGCTTGTCACGGGGCAGTGCCAGGTGTCGGATAGCCTGCACAGTCGGCTTGCAAACCAGCTGCCCGTTCAGTTCATTAATCCAGAGTGACATAGCGTGGTGCTCCTATGGTGTGGTGTGGTGGTCTTGCTGTTACCAGCCCATCTCTTCAGCTGCCTGTTCTGCTTTGTGCTGAAGATAGTCACTGGTGCTGCTGCAAACATCGGACATCTCACCAGCAAAGGTGGCAAGCTGCGCTGGTGTCATCCGGACCTGTTCAGCAGCCAGCCCAGCGCCCACTTTCAGTGTCACGGTGATGTCAGAAGCATTGATACTGACATCGATGTCTTCAATCACCGTGCCAGCTGGCAGCCAGCCGTCAGACACGGGCTGACCACTGGGGCTGATTGTGGTGGTGAAGAGCTGTGTGGGCAGGGTGATGGTTGTCATGGTGTGGTGCTCCTATGGGGTACACCACTGTATATAGTGGTGTCGATAGAAGATGTCAAGCCACTTGCACTTCAATCACGCCACTTGCACTTCAACTGCCAGCCATCGCTGCACCATTGCCCATGCCAGCCGGGTTTGTTTGTCCATGACACTGTCTGCCAGGTAATACCGTCTTGCCTGCCCAGCCGGTCTGGTGCTGTGCAGCTTGATACCCCCATACCTCAGCAGCTGCTGGAGCTGTGCAAACGGCTTGCTTCTTCGGTCTGCCCTGGGCTTGATGGCTGCAAGCTTCATCCACGGGGCTGCCAGCTTCAGCAGCTTCCTTGCCTGGGGCTGGCTGATATACCGTCTGCCGTCTTTCACGGGCAGCTGGGCAAGCGCTTGCATCAGCACAGCCACACACCTTGCCCGTGGGATGGTAGGCCGGGCAGTCATAAACGTCTTGCGCTTTGTCGTCTTGACTTCAGCCAGTGCCAGCGCTTCTTCTTCCCCCTGGGCAATCAGCAGGGCAGCAGCAAAGACCCTGGTGCGCTCTGCCCACTGTTGACGCTTTGTCTGGTGTGCAATCAGCGCTTTGTCAGGGATGTCAGAAGCGCTGAAGCCATCACCATAGATGGCAGCATAAACAGCCGCTTTGAACTGATGATACTCATCGTCGGTGTCAGCACCATGGGCTTCAACCCGTTCCATATCGATGGCATCAAGGGGGTCAGCAGCTGCAATGGCCAGCGCTTCTTCAGCATCCCGTGCCCTTTTTGCTTCCTGAACGGCTTGACTGAAGCTTGTCAGGGCATCACCGGCAAGGTCAGTGACCTGGTGTCGGCTCGATAGCCAGGGCACTGCCCAGCGCAAGCCGTTCTGATAGGCTGCTGCCAGAATGGTTGCCTGCATCCAGCCCAGCCGCTGGGCACTGGCTGACATCATCCAATCTGAAGCCAGGGTCAGCCCATGCCTGATGCTGGCCAGCGCATAATCACCAGCAGCCAGCCGCTCTTCAGCATGGGTCACCTGCCCCTGCACATCTGCTCTCCAGTCAGTCACGGGCTGCCCCAGGTGCCCACTGATGGTGATGGTCTTGCAGACCGGCTTGCGTATCCTGTGGGCTGCTTGCTCGATATGCAGCGCGGTAGTCACTGCCCCCCTGCCCAGCAGGACATGCACCCTGTCATAGTGGTCAGGCAGGTCAAAGCTGACACCCGTTGCCATGGCATTGTTGTAAATGAGCACATCAGCGGTCAGTGCTGCTGTGCTCAGGTCTGCCCTGCCCTGGTTCGATTTACTCCCCACCACCACCACGGTTCGTTTCTGTGGCCACTTGCGCTGGACAACGTCAGCAAACCCCAGCGCTGCTTCCCTGCCAGGAATGTACACTGCCAGCCGCTTGCCTTGCTCGAGTTGCTGATAAATCAGCCCCTTGTGCTCTGCATCACTGGTGCTGACCGTGACTTGCTTGCCCTTTGCCGTGGTGCGCTGGATGGCTGGCACATAGTGCAGGGTGTGCTGGTGTGGTCTGGTCCTCCAGCTCTGCCAGGTGGCCGGTAGGCTGCCACACTTCAGCCGGTAGGCCGCCACATCTTCCAGCAGACGTTTTGTGCAGGGTCCTGCATGGGCATCAGCGAGCATGACAGCCCCAGCCCACCCCAGGCAATACACCAGCAGGTTGTAAGTTTCACGGGCTGCATCACCAGCCAGCATCCCCAGCAGCTGCCCCAGACAGCTTTCAATCTCATCCACCAGAATATAGGTGTGTGACAGGGTCATGGGGGTCAGCCCAGCTGCTTTCTTCCGGATTGAAGCAAAGCAACACGCGATTGACTCCCGCCCCAGGTGCAGTCCACTGGTGCTGTCAGCATGGGCGATCCCCAGCCGGTCAGCCAGCTGCTGGGCAAGGGCAATGGTGGGGCTGATTGCAAGCACCCTGCGCTGGTGCAGTCCTGGCACCAGGTGCTGCTGCACCAGCTGCTGCATCAGCCATGTCTTGCCAGCCCCAGTCCGCGCTTTGTTGACCAGTCGTTCAGGCACCTGCGCTGGCCACAGTGCCCGGCCGTGGTGGTCAAGCTTGACCAGCTGGGCATCAGGGAACGCTTCATCAGGGTCAGGGGCAATGGTGAAGCGAGTGCAGCAGCTGAAGCACGCATACCCGTCTTCATCCATGCGCTTGTATCCGCTGCCCTGGCACAGTGGGCAGGTGGTCCGCTCTCCAATGGCCAGCACCGGATAGCCAGCCATCCACTGCCGATACTGCCAGCGTCTATGCTGCTGCTGCTGACTTGCCTGTCTGGGCAAGCGGCTGGGCTTCTTCCTTGCCTGTCTGGGCAATCGGGCTGGGTAGGCCGCTTCCAGCCGTTCAAAGAAGCCCAGCATAGCAGCCCCGTCAATCTGGTCTGTGCTGTGCAGCACCCTGACGGGCTTGCCGGTGTCACGGTGCCCCCAGCCAGGAAGGGGAAAGATTCTGGTTCCGACATCTTTGGCAGAGTCATCCCACCACCACGGGGCATCAGCGCTCTGCATCCAGCGCTTCAATGCGCGCTTCATCCGCTCTGGTGACCAGCTGCCCGTCTTCCAGCCCAGGGCATCAGGCAGCCAGTAAATCAGGCAATACCCCTGCCCGGTCATCAGCACGCGGTTTGGCTGTGCAGGCAACCCTGCTCGAGCCGCTTCCTTGACCACCATGCCCAGCAGGTCAATGTCATTCAGCCAGGTGTCCAGCGCTTCCACACTGGCAGCCCGCATGGCTGCCTTGCGTTCCTTCCTGGTCTTGCCCCAGCGCTGGGCTGCCCCTTCCCAATCATAGGGGTCAACATCGATGGTGAGGGCAGCAGCCTTGACCAGCTCATGCATGGTCATCTTCTTGCCGGTGCCCTGCTGAAAAAATCCAGCGCAGGTGAAGGGCAGCCAGCCCAGCTGCCCGTGCAGATGTCTGGTCTTGCAGGTCAGACCGTCAGGGATTGACGGCAGTAATGTAGGCGCGATACTATTTGGTCGTGGCATGGGCTTTTCAGTCCTGGGGTCAGCTGTGGTGTGGTGCTCCAGCTGACCCTTTTCTTTTTGTGGTGCTCAGCAGCTGTTGCTTCAGCCGCCGTGGTGGCTTCTGAAGCTGCTGCTGGATGAAGAGTATCAGCCACCGTCTGACAACCTGGTCAGTGAAGTCTGCAATGCTCAGGCCGGTCAGGAACGCTGCAAAGCGCACCAGCCGGTGTGTGTCTTCTCTCACCAGCAGGGTCTTCCAGTCAGGGGGGGCCATGCACCCACCCTATCACAGCACCACTAAATATAGCATTAACATTCTGTAAATCGGCACCATTCCAGACATTGAACCAGCCTAATAAGCAATCCAATAGAACCATCTATATATATATAGTGGGTTGGGTTGGATTGCCCTATTCGACTGGTTGAAGCTGCTGAACCGGCCTTACTTGGCAAGTGCTTCCACCACTGCTATATATAGTGGTAACCGAGGTTATCAGTCATGCAATGCCCAGAATGTGGGTCTTCTTCAGCGGTTTCAGAAACCAGGACCCCAGCAAACTTCAGCCACACCTTCTTGCTCAGGTTGTCTTCAGATTGGCCAGAGCTGGTGTGCAGAAGAAGACGGTGCAAAGCGTGCGACCACAGGTGGTCCACTGTGGAGCTGCCCGTGGATGACTTGCAGTTGATGATGGCTGATGTTGCACGGCAAGCAACCCAGATGATGAAGGCTATCTGATGGCATACAGCAAGCGAGATGAGCGCACCCCGTTTGAAGAGCTGACCAGCAAGCAGCAGCACCTGGTCAAGTGGCTGGCAGAACATGACGGGGCATCTATCGCTGAAGCTGTGGCTGCTGGGGTCTGCTGTCAGAGCACTGCTGACCGTATCAAGCGCGCCTATCTGTGGAGCTGGGTCAAAGCCTACCGGGCAGCCATGCCAAAGACGCCAGCCCAGCTGGCTGAAGAAGCAACCCAGCAGCTGAACGGGCTGCTGATGCCAGCCGTCAGGGTGCTGGCTGACACCCTGGCAGCTGGTGAAGGGAATGCAACGGCCTTGAAGGCTGCCCAGTACATTCTTGACGGCATACAAGCCCAGGCAGCCAAAGCACCAGCCCCCAAGTATCGGCGTGGTTTTGAACCCGTTGAAGAAGCAGAGCTGGCAGCCGTGCTCCAGCTGGTGAGTGAGTGACCGTCTTCTTGCCAGGAAGGGTGCCCCCTGCCATGGCTGGCAAGGTGGTCAAGCTGCTGGCAAACCCCAGCACCTTTGCCCAGCTCCACACGGTGCAAGACAAAGACAGCAAGAAGCCGGTGCGCTTCAGCCCCCTGCCCATGCAGCGGAAAATCTTTGAAGCGGTCAAGGCCGGTCATACTCGCATCATCATTGTCAAAGCCCGTCAGGTGGCAGCCACCACGGGTTGTAAGATGGTGTTGCACCACATGGCTTACACCAGCCCGTATGCTGCCATGCACGCGGTGGTGTCAATGCGCGATGACAGCGCCACTGCCCTGCTGGATGACAACAGACGGTGGCTTGAAGACCCCCCAGCGCTGCTTCAGCGCCCCATTCAAACGAAAGCACGGGGCAGGATTGTCTACGCTGATACCGGTGCCAGCTTGCAGGCATTTACCAGCAGAAGTCAGACCGGCTTGCGCTCGTTTACCCCAGCGGCTGTGCTTATTTCAGAAGCAGCGTATGCCCCAGACCTTGAAGAAGTGATTGCCCAGGCTGATGCAGCGGTGGGTGAAGGGCTGCTGGTGGTTGAAAGCACCGCAAACAACCCGGCTGACTTCTTCAGCCAGCTGGTCAAGGGAGCACCAGAGAACGGCTGGCACCTGCTGACCATGTGGTGGCATGAACACCCTGCCTACACCAGTGACCTGGTGCCCGATGACTTCCAGCCCACCAGTGCTGAAGCCCAGCTGGCTGACCGCTACGGGCTGACCAGGGGGCAGCTGCACTGGCACCGGACCACCAGCAAGCGGCTGGGGTCTGATCACAAGTTCAGACGGGAATACCCCGGCTGTCTGGATGATTGCTTCTTGCAGCGTGAAGGTGGCTATTACGGTGATGAAGTGCTGGCTGACATCCATGTGGTGGAACACATCGGCACCACGGTAGGCCGCGAGATTGAACCCCCCCACCCCCATGACCGGTATGTCATCGGTGTTGACGTCGGTGGTGGTGTGGGTGGTGACTACAGTGCCCTGGCAGTGGTGTCAGTCACCACCATGCAGCCGGTCTATACAGAGCGCTCCAATACAGTGACCCCTGCGAAGTGGGCACATCGAGTCATCCAGGTGGCCAGCCGATACAACCAGGCACTGGTGCTGGCAGAGTCAAACAACCACGGCCATGCACTGATGCTGGAGCTGGGGCACTGCGGATACCATCAGCAGTGGAGAAGTCCAGCAGGCAGACCATGGGTCACCACGCTGCAAAGCAAGCTTGATGCTTTTGATACGCTCAGGGAAGCGCTCAGCATCATCAAAATCATGGACCGTGCCACCTGGCTGGAGCTAAGAAGCCTGACCATCCCTGCTGGCAAGGTGGCACCTGAAGCCCCCAGGGGCTGCCACGACGATGCTGCTATCGCTATGGCACTGGCTTACCGGTGTCTTAGAGATGTGCCTTCATCATGGCGGACCCATGCGATAGTATCCGGCAAGACTCGAATAGATGACCTGATAGCTGCCAGCCGGGCAAAGCGTATCCGGTCTTCATCACTTCCCTTCTAAGGCTGACCATGCTGACACCAGAGCAAGTGGCTGACTTCTATCACCAGCACCAGCAATATTGGGATGCCAGAAGAGATGAGATGAGAGAGCTACGCAATCTCTACATGACTCGCTTCTGGCAGGATGAAACCTTCCCCACCCTGGATGGCATTCTAAGAACGGAAGTGCCCAAAGCATATGCTGTGGTTGAAAGCTATCTGGGCAGCTTGTATGCAAAGAATCCGGCTGTCTTTGTGCAACCTGACTTGCGTGCCAGGGGCAATCCCCAGGTGGCTGAAGCAACGGCAAACCAGTATCTGCTGACCATCCGAGAACAGCTGGAAGATGCTACCCGGCTTGCGCTCATCTATCCGTGCGGCTTCATCAAGCTGGCACCAGTGCAGAGCGTTGACCCTCTGAAGCGCGTGTCATGCGCAGCACTGCCACCATGGGAAGTGGTAGTGGACGCCACTGCAGCCAGCTGGGCT